TCTTTATATGCTTCCTGTTGATATTCTGTTTCAATCAAAGGAATGATACCAAGTAAGTTATAAGGTGTTCCCTCGGGAGCCGTAATAATTGTATTTGGTAGGGTAGCACTGACTAATTTGAAACATTTTTTGTAAAGGGCTTTTACATCATTTTCAAATTTGATAACACTTTCTCTTGCGTCTTCAGCAAACTGGCCATCACCGTAAAGAACAACATCAGGTTTTTTACCAGCTTGAACTAAGATATGTCTTGTCAATAATTGTTCAGCACGACTTCCACCAGTTTTGAATATTGCAGCTGTCTCAGGAACAATAACATGAGTTTGGTTTCTTAACCAAGTCATATGATCTTCTCTCTCCATTTGAGTCACTTCAACACCACCACTCATTTTTTTCAAAATTTGATTAATGATTTTTGTGATTGGGCCTCCACCTACACTGTCATAAAATGTTCCAATTTTGTATTCAGTATATAAGTGTGCTTCAATAGAATCTTTATTTGGTTGACATTCACCGTCTCTAATATCAGCGCAAACTGCAAGAGAAAAATCCCACATTTGAGTTCTTTTGTTATAGTCGTGTTGATTTAAGAGAACTGCTGCACTTCTTTTTTTAGTGCCGGGCTTCTTAGAAGACTTCATTTTGAGTTTTGCAACTGGAACATATTTTTCTCCCAGTTTTTTCATTTCTTTGATACGAGTCCTACCGTCAATCTTTAGACCGTTTTCGTCTTCTACTGGTGGTAGATACTGAGTCTTCCAACCATTGATTGATAAGTCTGCACCAAGAGAGTCTTCTGCATTTGGGGTTCCACCAAATCTGACACTTCTATTGAAGTCATCATCTGCGGTGGTTTCTTTTGAGATATTTCTCCAACCATATCCTAAAAAGATTGCGTTAGGAAATCTTTTTTCGAAATATGATATAGGGAATTGTTTTGAGTATTCGTCTAGGTCGATTGCTCGCCCTAAGACATCTTTGATATTTGCCATGATGGCCTCCTGTTAATTAAAAATTTTTCAGTGTAAGTAGGTTGACCAAAGGTCTTTTTACTTACATTAATATATTATATAGTATGCTTGGGAGTTTGACTAGAGGGTTTTTCTCTTTTCTTTTCTGTCTTTTCTTTCTTGTCTGATGTCTTTAATAGTGTCGTTTCTTGCTAAAGACTTTTCTATCATAGTTTTGATTAGAATGATTTGACATTCCATATGGATAATAAAACCAAAGATAATTGCTATCATGGCAATGTAGAAACAGTCTAGAAATTCAATAACCATTATGATACCTCGTCAATTTGCTCTTGGGTGACGGTTCCCTTTTCTATAAGAAGTTTGCGGTGGATTAAATGTTGTTCTTGGATTTCTTCTTTGTTACCACCAGCATAATCAACTGCATGGTGGTCTGCCATCATTTGTTGATTTATACTAACTTTACCTTTCACATGACCATCTCTTAAATTTGCTTCATGCTTAACAAATAATTCACCAAGAATTCTACCAAACTTCCCTTTATCATGAGAGACAAGGGTTACATCCTGTTCATCTAACAGGTATTGTAAGTGGTATTTTGATGCCTTGCCAAAGAGCTTTTCGACCTTATCTCGTGTGCGGGATTCAGGGGTATCTATACCCTTTAGCCTCACTCTTTGTTTTTTATAAACCATTCCAAATCCTAAATCGATATCTACATCAACAGTGTCACCATCAACCACGCGGGTAACATTTACATTATATTCGTACATATCCTTATTTAGGATATTCTTGAATTATAGGTTACTTTTGTTGTGATTTCTATGTTCGGTTTTTGATTCCCAATCCTTTACTGCTTGTGAAATTGAATCTTCTGCAAGAACTGAACAGTGAAGTTTAATTGGTGGGAGCTCTAGTTTAGTTGCAATGTCCTTATCTTCGATAAGTTTTGCTTGTTCTATTGTTAATCCCATTAACATATCAACAAACAATGAGGAAGAAGCGATTGCACTACCACACCCATAAGTTTTAAACTTAACATCTTCTATGACATCTGTTTCGGGATTAATTTTTAAATCGAGTTTCATGACATCGCCACAAGCTGGGGCACCTGTCATACCTGTTGCAACATTTGGGTCATTTGGATCGAATCTACCTACACCGTGTTTGTGAGGGTTGTTGAGAACATTCTCAAACCTATCGACCACCTTTTTACTATAGGCCATACTCTATATAGGTCATTTAGCTACCAAAAAATGAATCGAGACTAGCAACTGGTTCAACATTCCAACCAATTAAACTAATAACAACTTTCAAAGGATCAACGAATGCTTTATTAAATTGCATATCGTAATCTATAAATCTGTGTAAATCTAATTCTCTAGGTAATACATTAAGGAATGCAATAACATTCTCATTAATAGGATTAGGGGTAGACAAATAACTGAAATGTATCTTCTCACCATTCTTAACCATTTCGTATCTTCTATCTATATTCTTCTTCTTAAGGTGGTGGTTATATAACAAAGAACCTCTTACATGAATCGGAGTACCTTTTGAATAGATGTGCGTAGGGTCTGCATACTGAACTAATCCTTTACACCCTCTAGGAAATGCAACTTCCTCGGGTGGTAAATTCCTAAACTCTTTTCGGGCATTCTCAACAAACTCCCACAAGTCTGTTTCCTCACCATTCATAACAACTTGAAAAGCCTCTGTGAGTTTTCCTCTAACCCATTGTGGTGTTGAGCTCTTTGCAGTCTCAATACCCATCATTTTAAGTTTAGGAGTTTGTAATCTTACACCCTCGTTGTCATGCACATTAAGAATGTATCTTTTCTTTGCAGTCCAAATACCACGATCTGCAATAATCTCTCTGCCCATTTCCATTTTGTTTTGATATGCATTTGTATATTCTGCAAGTTCGTCAAAGCCGTCAGCTAGAACTTTCTCAATCAAAGCTTCGGAGTTGTTTAAAAAGTCTACAATCTTAACCTTGTTTGTTTCTTCGGGAAGAACCCTTTGAACTAATTTATCCATGGTAATATAAAGTGAATCAGTATCCATTGCAATTACATAATCTTCATTATCAGTTTCAAGAGTTTCATTTAAGAATTCGTTTATGGTTTTCTCAGCCCATTGAATGATTAGTTGTCCGCTAGTGGTGATTGCTTCGGCGAGGTCAACACTAAAGAAGGCAAAGTATTGGTTTGCAAGAGCTCCGTATGCTGAATTGAGTGCAATCTTTCGAACCATCTGATTATTATGAGCTCTCTTGATAAGAGTATCGAGTTCTTTTCGTCTTGGTTTATCTGCCTGTTGATATTCGATTTGATAGTCAATCATTTTCTTCTTCCAAGCTTTCCTTTCGTCATAGAACTTCTCCATGAGTTCGGGAAGAAAACCTTGTCGGTTTCGTGTAAACTTTGCACCGTTAGGGCAAACAGTAGTATTCTCTTTCTTTAAATGACTAAGGTCAACTTCTCTATTGAGCAAAGACTTAATAGTAACTTCTTCTTTTGCAACCTTAATCATTTTCTCGGGTGAGATATTATGTTGCATAATGATGTGTGGGTATAGAGAATTTAAATCAAAACTCACAACCCAGTCATGTCCACCAACTAATGGTTCTTTAACATATGCACCTATGATACGACTTGTCTTCTCTCTGTGCATTTTCTGTGGTGGTGTTTGTATATTCTGTTCTTTTAAGAAGTTGTATATTATGGTTTCCCAATACTTAACCATACCAAATGTATCATTGTAATTACATTTTGCATTATAAGACATTGTTTGAACCAACTCAATCAGTCCAAGTTTATCTTCTAGTTCCTCAACTAATACAGCGTCAACAACATTATATTCTAGAAACTTTGCATAGTCTTGTCGATAAAGTGTGTGTAGATTTCCATACTCTGAATAATCTAGTTTACCTTTACCAAGTTCAACATGTGCAATGTGATCTAGTTTGTATGATTCTTGATTGACGAATGTATGTTTCCTGTAGAGCTCGAGATAATCAAGAACATTAATCCCATAAAGATTGAATACTTGTTGCTTTTGATATCCTTGTGAAACGAATTCTCTAACATCTGACATTCCCCATGGAGATAATTTCTTATGTTCATCCTCTCCAATAATTTTATCAATACGATTACAAAGATAAGTTATATCAAAAGAGTTTACATTCCAACCCGTGATAATATCAAATGATTCCTTTCTCCAGTATTTGATAAACTGTGTTAAGAGGTCTGCTTCATTTGTGCAAGGACGATAATCATAATTCTTACCATGATTCCATTCACCAATACCAAATACTACTGGAGCTTTACCAAATGGTTTCATAGTGATTGCATTAACCTTCTCGCCTGCAATCATAGGCTCAGGAAATCCATCTTCACACTCACACTCAATATCGAGTGAAGCAGTCTTAATTAATTTTGGATTGAATTCTATATCACCTTGAAACTTATCTGCAATATAGGTGTAGATATATTTGTCGTATCCATGGATTTCAAATCCCTCAACGGTATTATATCTTTCTCGAAACTTTCTTGCACCACCCATGGAGTTAAGATTAACTGCCTCAAGGGGTCTTCCGTCTAATGCACGGAATGCTGTTTCTCCTTTTTTTGAGGGTATGTAATGGTTGGGACGATATGCAACGGAAAGTTTTACTTGTTTCTTTCCTTTGTATCCCTTGACTAAAATCTTATCTCGTGTGCGACAAACATTTGTATAAAAATCCATACTATAAGTATACTACGGAAAGTCTATTCTGTCAATGTAGATTTTGCGGGATGTAGTAAGTTTTTTACTGTTTGTAGTTTATCTTCTGCATCCGCTAGTTTTGCAACTTCCATATCCATTGCAGCGACAACATCAGGATGCTCTCCAATTCCTACTGGGTTTGATTGATAAACTTCAATATTTGCAGTTGCGGCTGCTATATCACCTTCGTATCTTTTTTCTAATGCTCTTAATAAATCCATTATACTCCTAAAACTTGTTCTTGTAATTCTTTAGACCTACGGCCTACCTGTCTAAACCAACGGCTATCTTCCATCTGAACTGCCATTTCATTCCAGTCTCTAATCTCAACTGCATGAAGCATATTTTTAAATTTACTTAGACGCGTCCCACCCAAGTTGAATGTCATGTTAACTAAAACATGTTGTATGTTTTCGGGTAGAGTATCAAAATCTGATACTAAGTGTTTTGCTTCAATTACATGTTTGTCAAAGTCATCATCATAATATATGTCAACTACTTCTTGACTAACTGGTGTTCCTGCTGGTTGTCCATATTCGGGGTCAGACTTCTTTATCAGATGCCCTACTCCAAGTGTAAGATATCCTAGAGAGTCTTCATATACTTCTAAGACTTCTCCTTCGTGTCTTTTAATCTGTTCCTTCAATACTTCTCTGTTCATCTTTTTTGTCCCTCTCGACTTGTTCCTCTAGGAGTTCCACTAGGATATCTCCCATAAGCTTTTCTAATATGTCATTATTTAGTAGTTCCTTCATAGTCAATTTTTCATCGTTAGGAAGTCTACGGACTGTTCGTTGAAAATTTAAATGTGGTTTGCCGTCAACAAACTGCACATCACCATACTGATACACTAATCCTTCAAACTCTCCACTGACTATTTCTATACCAGCGTCTTTCTCATTTGGATTTTCTACCACTTGAAATACTTTTTTAAATAATTTTGGCATTACTCTCCTAAGAAACTATCTAAACTTCCATGTTTATCTCTGTGGTGATGACCAATAGGATTTTCCGTTTTACCTCTTATGCCCTTCGTTGCAACATCACTTCCACAATATGCAACACATGTATGTCTAACACCGTCACCTGAAATTTGAGTCACACCGTGTAATTCATTTGAATCTGCTATAATAACATCGCCGTCATCTGCATCAATTCCTATACCGTATCTTGGGAATGATAGATATGCACCGTCATAATCTCCACAACGGAATACACACATTGTTGTCATTCCAAAATCTACATCGTCACCGTCAACATGTGCAGACATTTTTCCAGCACCTTCAACATATGAATATTTGTTTGCAGATATAGAAGTAAAAGGAGCTCCTTTTAACCAGTATTTTTCTTCAACACTGGTATCACAAAATTCTCTTTGTTTTTTCCAAACATGAGGTGCGCCTAATTTTAATGCTTGTTCATTTAGAACTGCTATCTCTTGCATGCTTTCCCATTTTTGTTGGTTTCTTTTTAGTTTTGACCAACCACTTAAACCAATCATTCCTGTAAATCTTCCTCTCTTATGTCCCATAAAAATAGAATGAATAGGATTGGCTTCTGCAATACGATTGAACTCACCATTTTTCTTTAATGGATAGTATGAGTTTGCAGTTCTTAATTTATAGTGAACTCCCTCTATCATACCTTTCTTTGCCATTTCATCTTTATCAATAGGCCCAGCTGCATTTGCACGAAGTGTAGATACTTCTTCTATTGATTGAACTGTTGCTCTTAGTTCTTCTAACTTCTCACCTTCGTATATGC